TAATGATGACAGCTCGCTCCGAAGAAGACACATATGTGGCTTCCAAAATCTGGAAAAACACGTGTCAGCTAGAAGATGGAACATCAGTCGTAGTGCCAATTAAGAATTCTTATATGGTGCAAGGCGGAGGTGGTGTTGCTGGTGATTGCATGAGTCCATGGATTCACGTTGGTGACACAGGAAATTCGGCCTGTATATTCGGAGTACATCTTGGGAGAATAGGTAACGATGCAATTACGTGTTGCATAACACAAGAGGATTTGGCATCTCGTGCAACGGCACAATGCTACACCTTTGGTCCTGATGACCCAATCACCACAGATTGTATTGTTAAACACGATTTTGGCGTTAAGGGAACTCTGTATTCAGGTAATCTAAAGAAGAAGTATTCCATGCCTATGAAATCAAAAATAGGCTGGTCTCCCATTACTTGCGTTTTACACAAGGGGGAGTTACTTCCGCCCTTGTTCCCACTTAGCTCTGCTCCTGCAAAACTGGCAGCATCTATTGGTGATTTGGAAACCCCTTTACAGAGAAGTAATCTCAAAATAGGAAGGGTTACTAAACCTCCGTTGCACGCTGATATTCAGGCCATATTTGATGATCCAGAGATGGTGAATGAAATGACGTTTGGGTTTGACCACATTTTAAAAGGTCAACAGCGTAAAACAATCAAAAATCTCACTTGGAACCAAAATTTGTTTGGCGAGCCTGGTGTGATTGATGCATTAGAGCAAACATCGTCCGTTGGACACCCCTATCGATATTATAAGCTCAAAAGATCAGATCTCTTTTCTGTCGAAAAGCAAACTTTTGAGCCTCGTCTTCTCAAGGATTATCTCGATTATAGAGAGAGAATGAGTATAGGACGAGGGGAAAAAGCAGTAGTAATTGATTGTCTTAAGGACGAAAAATTGCCACTAAAAGATAAGAAATTCGAAACACCTCGTTTGTTTTGTGTAGGAGGACTCCTGCATAATTTGCTCATGCGAGAAGAACTGGGTTTGTTGATGGAGGAGCTCAAAAAGCATTTTTCAATGTCCGGTTGCGCTGTAGGTATTAACCCTCACTCCAAGCAATGGAAAGCTTTAGCGGCATACCTCGGTATTGGCGTCGAATCCATCAGTTTGGGAGGGGGCGATTTTAAAGGATGGGACTGGTCCATAAGTCACAAATTTACAAAACCCTTTTTCCATTGGACAAACCGATGGAAAAAGTATAAAAAAGGAACTAAGGATTATAAGCGACTTAAAAATTTGATCTATAGTATCACAAGTTGTGTTCACGTAAGTAACACTCGAGTTTATTCTGTATTTGGTTGTAATTCTTCGGGTAATTATTTAACCTGCCTTTTTAACAGTTTTGTTAATTGGTGTCTCCACTATCTTGCATACTATGCTTATGCGCCTAGTGACGCAAAGCAATTTGCGGATGCAGTTCATCTTGCCGTTTTTGGAGATGATTCCCTGTTCGGGATTCAAGATCCAGAAATAGCAAGTTTTTATCATATGAAGAACTTACAGGTTTTCTTTAAACAATTCTTCGGTATGGATTATACTGACCCAAAGAAAAATCAAGCAATTGATTTTTTCTTGGATCACGATGATGTTGATTTTCTGAGTAGACAGTTCCGATTTGACAAAATTTATGTGTTTGCCCCCTTGACAAAGGAAACGATATATGATATGTTAAGTTACACAGCTTCATCAGAATTTATGACCAATCTGGAGATTTTTCAGGAATGTACGCGTTCTGCAGGAATGGAAAGCTTCCATCACGGCCCTGGATTTTTCGAGGATGTTCGTTCAAAATTAGACGATCGTTGTCGTCTGTTGGGAATCGAGCATTTCTTTGGGACATATGAGTCCTGGTTAACTCGATATAATGCAGATATTCTGCATTAAAACAACTCGTGAGCTACGGATAAGACCCTGACTAAGTCTTAGACCCACTCACACAAATTTAAATAGTCATTTTAGCCGTTTGCAGCATTGTGGTGCTCATTCGTAGGCTTAAAATCCACATCTAAAACTGAAACTCAATCAATTCACAATGAGGTGAACCGTTCATCGGTTACTGGTGAATTGATACTTGGGGAGACCCAAGAAATTTCCCTGCGGGAAAACCAACAAAATACTGAACTCGAATTTTTGGAGGAGGTAGAAGAATTGGCTGGACAGCCATCTGGAATAATACTGAGTCCCAAAGACTTAAGCCCATTTCCAGATTCTACCCCCCAGGCTATTTTGGAACGAAGATATAAGGTCTATTCAGATGCAAGTTGGAATGGTTCGTCATTCAACTTGTCAATCGTGGACCTCTTATTGGAACAACCCAATATTGCGAAAGCCCTAACATCATTTAGGTGGTTTCGCGGAGATGTTGAACTCTTGGTTCAATTGACTTCAACACCCAAGCAATATGGAGCTGTTCTTGTTGCCAATGTACCCTGGTTTGAGGAAGGATTTAATCCTACTCATCCCAAGTATGATACGGGAAGTATTTATAGTGCGCAGCCTATGCTGTTGTCTATAGCCAATCAGTCATCGTGTCATTATCACGTACCATTTCGTTGTCCAATGGGATATATCCCATTGCAAGGCAATGTGACGACAAATAACACCATTCGGAATTATCGTCATTACGCTGAAATGTATTTTGATGCGGGATTGACACAGATAAGAAGAATTGATTCCTCTTTGAGTGTGACGATTGGTATTCAGGTCTGGGCAAACTTCCGCAATGTACAGGTTGCAGGAGTTTCTCAAGCCCAGGCTGGCGTATATGATCCCAGTTCATGGGGAGAATATATTTACGATACTGCCACAGATCTTGCCTCAAGTGTGGCCCCCGTGGTGGCCGAAGAGGTTTGTTCCTCTGTGGCACCACGAGCATGGTGCAAACAGGCAATTTCTAAAGCACAAACCATGTATGCTCAGTCAAAAGCAGACGAAACTAAATCAATGTTGGCTGCTGATGTGGCTCAAACACCCTGGGGCGATTTGTCTACTATGGCTCCTCGCAATGCTAGATTCAATTTGGATTGTGGGCCCAATGTTAAAACCCTCGATGAGAATACATTTGGCCCAAATCCTGACAGTATTCTTGCAATTGCAAGGACTCCGTCTCTTTACCATTTCGGGACAATTGGGAATTTAAATGTGAACACATATTTTGTCAGCCTTGCAGAAATGTTTGGTTCTCAATTTTATGGTACTTATTTACACCAGTGTTCTCGATTGTTTCGTTTATGGAGAGGAAGCATAAAGTACAGTTTTATGTTTTTTTCCTCACCTTTGTTATCTACGCGAGTATCTTTTACGTTATCATGGTCTAATGACAATATAACAGATGACCCTGGGGATGCACTGATTAAGGAGGTTACTATCCGAGGTGATACTGTAGTCAACTTGGAAATCCCTTATTGTTCCCCCTTCCCATGGAATGAAACAATTAGTACAGGACGAGCAGATTTGAATAACATAGATACAACTCTGACTCTTCCTAGATTGGTCGTGAGTAATACTCAAGAAATAACTCGCGCAGGAGATGTAAATGCTTTAATACCTTATTTGTTGTATATTTCAGCAGGTGATGATTTTATGTTTGCCTCTCCCCAGGCCCCTTATGCTGATTTTCAGGCTTCAATGGTGTCCGGAAGAATTACGGAACCAATAGCTGTAACTCCTGAACGTAAGGGAGCAAAACAAGCTAGAGAGAAACGAGAAGCAAAAGAGGCTCGTTCTATCGCACAGATGGACGTCAGGAAAGTTTTTTCTGAGCCTTTCTATGTGTTTGGCGAGTCCACCCCTGAACCGACCTTCTTAACCCAAGATCCCGTTGACAATATTTATGAATTGTTAGCACGATTTTCCGTAAGGCCAAATCTGAGTACTGATGTCCTGGGTCCGGTCGCATTTTTAACCACATCTGGTTCTGATCCATTTGAATGTGAAACTTTTGATTATATCTCAAATTGGTTTCTTTTTTGGAGAGGTTCCTGCAAGTATAAAATACGCTTGGACAATACAACAGATATTGGATTTGGGGCCGTTCAAATAGAAGCAAGCTCTAAGAATCCCATTTATGCATTCAATACTGCTTGGATTCAGAACGGAAAAGCACAAAGCGAAGGAGGATATTGGCCTATTATTGATTTTAGTATGCCATATATTAGTACACATTTTTGCACTTTTGTTACACCACCTGGTGCAACGATTTATCCTGGAATAGTCAAACCCCAATATGACATGCTTCCAGAAACTGCTGGGGGGACTATAGATACCCTGATTGCAGCTGGAAAGGATTATCAACTGTTTTATCTGATGCCACCAATGTCATCAAAGATATTACGGGCGGAATTCCCATGAAGTGGAG